TATGACTCTGGCGATGGCTATGGCTCTGGCTATGGCTCTGGCGATGGCGATGGCGATGGCTCTGGCTCTGGCTCTGGCTATGGCTATGGCATAAAATCCATAAATGGGAATTCTATTTATGTAGTAGATAATATACCTACTATTATCACAAATGTAAAGGGTAATATCGCAAAAGGTTTTATCCTTCAGTCTGATTTATCTCTTACTCCCTGTTTTATAGCAAAAGAGAACAATCAAATTTCTCATGGTAATACTCTACATGAGGCATTTGAATCTTTGCGAGAAAAGCTTTATGATGATAGTACAGAAGAGGAAAGGATTCTTAAGTTTAAAGAGCATTTTTCTGACTTTTCTAGAAAGTATTCTGCTAAAGACTTGTTTATATGGCATCATGTACTCACTGGGAGTTGCAAGGCTGGAAGAGAAGCTTTTTGTAAGGACAAAGGTATAGATGTAGACAATGATAGGTTTACTGTATATGAGTTTATAGAACTGACTAAAAACTCGTATGGCGGTGAGATTATCCGCAAACTATCTTAACTTAATCCCGGTTTGCTTTGATCGGCACTCCGGGAGCAATTTAAACCACTTTAAATAATATAAGATATGAATTTAGAAAACTATGAAGTGCTTCCCGTTGAAGAGCAAGATGTACAAATCGTACAAGTTGATGCCGTAGAAAGAGCAAATGTTGATTCACAAGTAGCAACAGCTAAACGTTATCCACGAGATATAAGACGCAGTATAGACAACTCGGTTGTAATGGCTACTATGAATCAAGAAACAGCTCAATCATGTAGTTACGCCCTTCCCCGTGGCGGAAAACCTATCACCGGCCCGTCCGTTCATCTAGCTAAAATAATTGTCTCTAATTGGGGTAATATGCGTACAGAGGCAAAAGTTGTGCAAATAACAGACAAGCAAGTCATCAGCCGTGGGACATGCTGGGATCTAGAAACTAATGTTGCTTCTGCATTTGAAGTTAGACGTAGTATCATTGGTAAAAACGGACAGCGATTTTCTGACGACATGATTACAGTTACGGGTAACGCTGCAAACTCAATTGCTTATCGTAATGCCGTATTTGCCGTTATTCCTAAAGCTATAACAGATAGAGTGTACTACGCAGCACAAAAATTTATAACCGGTGATTTGTCCGACTATGACAAACTTTTGAAAGTAAGAACAGGGGTGCTGAATAATTTCAAAAACAACTATGGCATAACCGAAGAAGAAGTTGTAAAGATGTGCGGAAAGCAAACGGCAAATCAAATCGGTGCTGATGAAATTTCAATGCTAATGGGAACGATCCAGGCTCTGAAAGACGAAGATACTACAGTTGATGAATTAATGAAACCGATACGTGAAAGCAAAGAAGCAAAGAAAGATGCGATGAAAAAGGCTATATCTACATCCGTAGACGAAACTACTGGTGAAATTTTTAATCAAACTGAACAATGATAGAGCAGGGGTCAAAGGATTGGCTAGTTGCCCGATTGGGAAATTTCACGGGAAGCCGGATAGGTGACCTTATGACAAGCGGAAAGAAAAAAGGGGAGATGTTTGGAAAGACAGCCCTCTCCTATATCTATGAAGTTGCAGCGGAAAGAAATCTCCTTCCTAAATATATCAAGGATGATTTTCTGTTTGAAATATACCAGGAACAGGTAAGTGTCGGCAATAAATTTATTGATTGGGGACACGACAATGAAGATTTTGCTGCGGAACGGTATCAACTTGCTACTAGATGCGAACTGGAAGAATGCGAAAGCATTACTCACCCTACAATACCTTATTTTTCTGCTTCACCAGACCGCATATCAACCATTTGTAGTACAAGGAAAGTGGTTGAGATTAAATGTCCATTGCCTAAGACGTTCATGGAATACATGGCGGAGGTTAAGGATAACGACACACTTAAATCAGTAAACTCTAAGTACTTCTACCAGGTTCAAGCGGAAATGGCTTGTACGGGTTTAGAAAAGGCTGATTTTGTTGTTTTCTGTCCATTCTTGAAGCATAATATTCATATAGTAGAGATAACAAGGGATGAATCTGTTATCGCTGAATTTGAGAAGCGAATTCTGAAGGCTAATGAAATAATTGAAAAAATGGTAGGTAGCTTATGGAAAAAGAAATTAGCGAAATAAACGATTACCTGAACATTACCTGTTCAAATAATCCGGTAGAGATACAGGAAAGGATATCAGTCATAATGGTATACCTGAACCGATCCGGTGAAATGCTTGCGGATGCAAAGAAGCTACTCAGAAAGAAGAAATCCACAGAGATAAGTAATACTATCATCGCAATAGCAAAAGAGCAGTGTTTGTCGGCAAAGGTGCAAAATGCCTTGCTTGACAGCATAGCGGAGGATGAATCGTATTTGGTGGACAGGCTTGACCGGCTTAATGCTGCTTGTACGCATCAATTAGACGCCTTACGCACTTTGTTGAGTTACGAGAAGGAAGCTATGAGATTAAATAAAACGGGATATTAGGAAGTGTTATTCCAAATAACTGCTATTTGGAAGTTTTGAAATAAAAGTTATGCGAAATGCGTAGAACTAAAGTAATCCATGTCTACCTGATCTTCGAAAAGCGGAACTATTATTTCAGTTCGGTAACGGGCATATTTCGCCATTTGTCCGAGGATCAGATAGGAATTAAGCAAAGTACATTATCTCACAATACGGAGAATACTATCGTCACTGGTAGAGCTATAATCCGCAAGAGTGAGCTGTTAAGATAGCTTTGTTAACCTTTTTACCCCAGCCTGTCTGTGAAGATTGGCGGGCGAACATGGGACAAAATGGTCATAGGGCGCTAAGACTAAATGAACGGAAATTCTAAGTGTACATAAGAATGGATGTCATCAAGACCGGTGCTGTTAGTAACTGGTTGAGTAGTTTAAAAATCGTAGGATAACCAATCTACGGACGAAAACGAGAAAGCAGACGATACTTGTGCAGGTTCGACTCCTGCTTGTCCCACATGAAAATAACAATCACCAAACAAGAATACCAGACGATAGTCCGGTGCTTGAAAACGTCAGAAATCCTCATTAGGGGATATAATTTGAGAGATGAAGATATGATTCGTAAAACTAGAAAGAAACTCCAAAGGAGTAAGGAGAAAGGTTGATATGACATTCGAAGAAATGAAAGCCCAGTACTGCGGTAAGAATATCCGCAAGAAGCCAAAACATGAAGAGGATGATTTGCAAAGAGCTTGTGTTTGCTGGTTCGATTTGGAATATCCTCAATATAGGCTAAGGTTGCATCATTCTCCTAATGGCGGTAAACGTAATGCTATTGAAGCTGCAAAGTTTAAGCAAATGGGCGTTCGAGCAGGATTCCCCGATTTGATTCTCCTTATCCCCAACAAGCTCTATCCTTTCTGTGGCATAGAATTAAAGACCAAAACTGGCAGGCAGTCAGAGAACCAGAAAGAGTATCAGAAAGAATTTGAGAGTATCGGTGCTAAATATGTTGTCGTTCGTTCTTTGGAGGAGTTTATAGAAGTTGTGGATGGTTACTTAGCAGAAAAATAAGATTTTCATTTGGTATTTTGAAATTTGGGCGTATCTTTGCGGCATAAAGTTCGCCAAACTTTGATTTAGTTGCATTTCGAAAGTAGATATTTTGTATCTACTTGACAGCTTTTATCGCTAAGATATAGCCGTTAGTTTTCCCTACGGACTGCTTTCGTTATGCGAATTTAGTCGGAGTTTGGCGACTTTTGGGAGGCTAACGGCTTTCCTTTTATACATAACTCAAATTTCATCGTATGCCAAACTCCATGAAATTGAGCAACAATCGAAGTATAGTAAATTGTAGACTCACGTCTGCACACGACACGTGCATCTTATCATTATCCTCTTCAACCGAAGAAATCAAGCGTTATTTCAAAACTATTCTGGCTATTTCCAAAATGGAAATAACCTATCCTGTAAACCTTGATAGTTGCTGGATGCTTGCTTATTCAAGAAAGGACAACGCCACGAAAGAGTTAACCAAAAACTTTATCGAAAACATTGATTATCAAGTTTTCCGCCAAAAAGCGGGAAAATCAAAAGGAAGACCTGCAATAGAATACCGTCTTTCTCTTTCCTGTCTTGAATACTTCATTGCCCGCAAGGTACGCCCTGTATTCGATGTGTATCGTGAAGTATTCCATAAGACAGCCGAAGTACTGCCGAAAGTAGCCAAATCAAGCGCAGCAGACAAACGAAGAATAGCAGTACTTGAAAAAGAGCTTGAACGAACAAGGGAGACTCTCCGCTGGACTAGAATAATCGAGCGACAGGAAGTAGAGCTAAAGTGTTCGTGTTTCCATTATCTCGTTAAAACGAAACAGTACGATAAATGGGAAGAATATAGAAGGACAGGGATAATTAAAAGATAATAGCCATGATTGAAATATTAATCGTGCTTGGTATCCTATATGTGGGCTACCTCATTTTCCGTAAAAAGGGAGAGAAGTTTTTCTATTAAAGTAAAATCTAAAAATTTAATTATATGAAGACAAATCAAATTATGGTTCGCCCGATGGGTGAATTCAAAGTAACACAACGAACTTGTGATGGCTTTTTCAATGCAACGGAATTGCTGAAACAGTGGAATTCACATGTTGATAATCAGCAAATTCTAAATACCCAGAAAAATGGGGTTTTAAAAAAGAAGGATTTGGATGACTATATGAATAATAGTTCAACATCTGATTCTATTGTCTAAAAATTAAATCAATATATTATGAATGAAATTAAAATCTTTCAGAATGAGCAATTCGGTCAGATCAGAATTGTTGTAAATGAAAACAATGAACCTCTTTTCTGTTTATTAGATCTTGTAACTCACTTGGTTTATCCAATAATAGAAAAGTTAAAAGTCAGTTAGACGATGACGTAACTTTGAGTTACCCCATCCTTGATAATTTAGGAAGGGAACAAGAAGCAACATTTGTAACCGAAGCTGGTATGTATACAGTAATATTGAGAAGTGATTCCCCGAAGGCAAAACCTATGCAAAAGTGGGTGACAAACGAAGTTTTGCCCTCAATCCGCAAGCATGGTGC